AAATGCCATACGCGATGAAAATGTTAATACAAGAGTTACAGACTATGAGTATTGCCCCTAGACTAATTACTGACAACACAGTTGAAAATCCTATGGTTCATGAATTCATTGAAAGTGGTTTCAAATTATAAATTATTTATCATTTCATATAAATATATTAATTTTAATATAGTTTCTTTGTTATTTTTGAGAATATAAGAATTATAAAGTTTTATGTTTGAAAAATTTAATTTAAGGAATTTATACAAAATACTGTCTATTTCATTTAATATTTCCGATTTGTAAAGAGTTATTATTTTACAATTAAATTTTTCACATAATGTATCTTTGTCTTTTATATAATTATTATCGAGGAGTATTAATAATTGATTCAATAGTATAGAAAAATTATTAGGACCATCAAAATCTTTACATTTTCTCAATTTAAGCGAATAGTATCCATTTTCATCAAAGGATTTGATATATATATTCTCATCAAAACAGACTGTCATAAAACAGATCTATTATAATATATTTAGATATTAAAAAAGTTGGCAGGGTTTAAAAGATTTACGATGAAATTCTGTTGGACCATATTTTTGTAATGCCAACATATGTGTTTTTGTTCCGTAACCTTTGTTATTTCTGATATCATAGTTATCTAAAATATTATTAGTTTCACACAGGTCTTTTACGTATTCATCCCGATATTCTTTTGCTAGTATTGAAGCTGCTGCGATATTATAATATTTATCATCTCCCCCTGTTATACAAATATGAGGTATAGATTCAAATGTGGATTTATTCATGTAGGGTGGAAAATAATTTCCATCAACTAACAGTCTATCTACATTCATAACCGAAGTAATATTATCTATACATTTTTCCATACCCTCCATCGTGGCATTTAAAATATTAACATTATCTATTCTATCTGTATTAATCATTTCAACGCAAAAAGCGATACTATTTTCTTCGATATATTCTCTAAGAACTTTTCTAACTCTTGCTGAACATTTTTTAGAATCTTTAATTTCATATGGTGGTGGATTGGAATTTAAATCATTTAGTATAACACCTGCGGTAAAAACAGGTCCTAAAAGACAACCTCTCCCCGCTTCATCTAAACCTATCTCTAGTTTACCTTCTTCATAATATTGTTTCATATATTGTTATAATATTTATCTATTTAAATATATAATGAAAACAAAAAAGAGAAAATTAGGAGATGTTGGTATCAGATTAAAACCTAATGAACCAAATATACTTGAAAATTACATAAAATATAGAAAGAGAACTCGAAAAAAGAAAAAAAAGAAATCAAAACGAAAGAAATCGTACAAGAGCATTGAAATAAAAGAAAAGAAAGACCCATTTTTACAAATCGTCGAAGATAGCAAAAATAAAGTAGAAAAAAAGGATTTGATTGTAGAAGAGATAACTGATAAATCAGTAGATAAAAAACCGGAGGAAACAAGAACAATACATGTAGAACATAAACCCAGAGATTTATCAGAAACAGATCCAAATGTCAAAAAAACCGTTATGATAACAGCTTCATTAAAACCAGAAAAAAAAAAAGAAGGAACAGGTGTAATATTAGAGTAAGGTTAATCTTAAATAATTTAAATATCTTTTACTATAAATGGATTTAATACATTCTTATCAAGATGATAATTCAAATAAGAATTTATTGTATTTAGCGAAGCCAGTGTATGGTGGATGGGTTACCTTCACTGCTCATTTATCTCGCAAATATAATTATCCAATTTACAAAATAGCGGGGCGAAATGAAAAATTTAAACGTAAATACGGATATGAATGCGAATATCAAAATATAGACATAAGTGAAGTAATTAAATTAAATAATATTATGATAACCGCGGTTGATAAGCACTATTATCAATATTTATATTTATTTCCTCCTAATACAGAAATTGTTATTCATGATCCGACTGAATGTAAAGTAAACAAGAAGAATCCAAATCCACTAGTTCAAACAACCGAAAAGAATGATAATATTTTACTGAATCATTTTAAAGTAATAACAATCAGAGAAAGTGTTCAAGAATATTTAGCGAATACATTTAATGTAAAATCTCAATTTATGCCTCATCCATTTTATCCATATGAAGTACCCGAGTGTGGAGGATTGGGTTACGAATGTGTATCTATATCACGTATAGATTTTGATAAAAATACAGATATACTTTTGAAAGCAAATCAAATATTAAAAGATCCTAAAAAACATATTTATATATTTGGTGCTGAAAATAGATTATATGTTCATCATAAATTAAAAGAATTAAATTTTACCGAATACTGGAAAGGCAAGTTTCCTAAAAATTTATCACCGACTTATGAGGAATGTAGTATATTAAAAGATGCGAAATACATGATAGATATGTCTATTATTAAAGGTGATGGTGGGGGGACTCAGTATACCTTTTTAGAGGCGATTCATCAAGATTGTGTATTAATTCTTCATTCAGATTGGATAAATGCTGGAAACACATTTCAAGCAGGTGTTAATTGTATAGCTGTGTCTAATGCGGAAGAATTAGCTCAAGTAATAGAAAAGGGTTTAAGTGAAGAAGAATTTAATAGTATATTGACAAATAGCAAACAAATACTTGGAAAACACGTTTAGTTTGGAATATTTCACTGATTATAAATAATTCATGGCAAAGACTAGCTTCTTACTTGGAACAGTATGAATATAATCCTTGACAGATTCCCAGTTAGTAGGAATCTTTGTTTGTAGATATCTCTTATGAATATCATATACGAGTGGATTCAAATGATATGGAATTTCATTCTTATCCATACTCTTGTGAACAAATATATTCTTGTAGGTTGTAAATAAATCATTTGTTAAACCATGTATCTTATCCTTATAATTATTAAATAAGTGATTATGTTCTGGAAAATATCTTAAATATTTCTTTAGATTTCCGTTTCTCCTTAATTCAACATAATTTAATAGATGATTATTCATATTAATTTTAAGACCCTTTACTTCTTCAAAATAGGGGTTAATCCACTTATAACGTAGATTACCACATTTTACTGTATATCCCTTAATATAATAAGGAATTACAGGACCTTGAAATGATTTCATAAATTCACCTCTATCAGTATAACTATCATTTATTGTGCAATTCAAATCGGGATATTCATTATGCCTTAATCTCTTAATAGCATCCTCACTGAATTTATAAATTTCTACTAGAATTAATTCATTACGAGTTACGGGGGATATATTTCTATTTTCAATATGCTTCATTACAAAAGAATAAGACATATTCTTGTCAAGTGAATCGCATTCTAATTCACAACACTCATCAAACATTTGCCTAAATGGCTTCTTGTTTGTCCACTTATTATAACCACCAATTTCTGACCTAGTACTGATTAGCCATTTCTCTCCATTATAAAAAAGATTAATCATAGTTCCATCAATTAAACTCTGGTAAACGGAATCGTCTAAGTTTCCCTCTTCTTCAGGGATATCTAGCGATTTAATAGGGGGTAAGCATATTACTCTATTTGTATTGATATCAATAACTGCTCCCTTAAGATATAGTTTATACATATCATCTTCTGAATTATATTCAGGTTTCTTATCATATGGATAAGAAACGATCCTTAAATTTTTATATGAATTTACCTTAAAACCAAGATTCTTAAAATCTGAGATGTAATTTTCATGATTGTTTATATAAGTTTGAAGTTCCATAGTCGGATACTATATATTAGTAATTTGTTTTTAAGTATTAAATAATTAAGATTAATAATTTATAAAAAAATATCCATAACATATAAATGGATACTGGAGAAGAAAAGATACCGATTTCAGTTCCCGATAGAAATGGTCCATTTTTAGATGAAGATAGTGAATCAGATATACTTGAAGGTGATGTCGGAAATTTATCAGAAGAGGAAAGAGAAGTAGAAGAGGGCGAAGAAATGGGTTCATATAATGAACTCCCTGATTTGTCTGAAGCAGATAGATCGGCGATTGATATCGGCGATAGTTTAATACTTTTAATGAAAGGGGATAAATCTCCTTTTTTGGGAAAAATTACAGAGATATCTCCAGAAGAAAATATTTTAATCTTGGTAGATGATAAAGATAGAACTTTAACTTATATATTTGAAAATGGTGAGTTATTAAAAAAGACAGAAACTTATGAAATTTTAGATTTTATCAAGGTGAGACCCTATGATCCTATCAAAGAAAAAGAAGAATATCAAGAGGTTGAATTTGAAACAGAAGAGTTAGTTGATAAGATTTATAGTGAACTGGCTATTAAAGATGATTTATTATCCTCTTTAATAATCTCTATGGATATTTATGATAATCCTTTGTTAATAGAGAGAGTACAAGAAACAATTGACACTTTATTAGAATTATATAGTAATTTAGATAAAATAGAGAAGAAACATTTACCCAAATACATGATACCAGTTATAGGCGATGAACTAAAAACATATGATGAATTGGGTCTTACACTATCAGAAGAATTAAAACTAACTGCTTTAGAGTCAGAAACAGGATACAGTAATTTTAGAGATTATATAAACTCACAATTAAAACACTCGAGACCAATACAAACAACCAATGGATATGGTTATGAAACAGAAGAGTATTATGATACATATTTAAGAAATTGTATTCAAGATGACAATTGCAATGGTATCATGGGAGCATATAGATATGATGAAAGACGTAATAATAAACCTATTTATTTTGATAATCAAATGATATTATCAGCAAACCGATTGAGGTTTATCGCTTTATTAGAAGAACCATATAATGAAACGGTATATTCATTAAAAAGTGAAACTATGAAAAATTTTAATGTCTTTGAGAAATATATATATGATAGTTACTATCGCAGAATAATAACACGTAAAAGATTATTAAAAGATTCTTATATAGTAACATCTGATGGCGATGAATATGAATCAAAGGAAAAAGATAAATATATCTTGTATAACTTAGATCATAATACTGATAAAGATTATTTACATGAAATATATGACTATAATGTAGGAGAATCTATTAAAGCACTATTAAGAGATGATATTTCTTCTGATTTATATAATTTTACAGATATAGAGAAAATATTATTCAAATTCGGGAAAAGTTACACTGGATTAGATATTAATTTAAGAAATACTATTAGAGATTTATTAAAAGAAAATATAGAAAGATACCATAAGAGATATGTTAGCATGCATCGTCGTAAGAGAAATGAAATATTCAAACCACGAAACATAGAACTAAGTGATGAGATGAAATCTAAAATATGTCATGAAAAGATATTTCAGATATCTAAACCAGGTTTAAGGAATCATTATTTGCAAAAATACATAGATATTTTCACAAGAGTCGCTGATAAACCTACGGAATCTCCTGATTATTTATATGATGTGTATACAAATGAAAGATCACTATGTAAACATTA